CTCAACGCTTTCCATTGTCCAAATAGTACAGGGGTGATGCATATGGACCGCCTTGTACAATTTATCTTCATGTTCTGGGTGAACCCAATATTGCACCATTCGCTTACCAGATTTAGAAGGTCTCCGTTCTTTTACGCCATCAAGCATACGATGAGCAGTTGAAAGCATTTGCGCGCTTTCAATTATCATTTTGTTTACGTGTTTATCACAATGATAACGAGCTGCAATGTGTGGCTTTTCATCTAGAACGAAGATATTCATTGGATCCTTTTGTTTGGACTGCGTTTCATTTAGATTCTACAAAATTACAAGAGATTTGGAAAAGCTTTTTGCACAGCATTTTTAGTGATGCGTGGGTATAGATCCTCAAGATCTCCATCTTTGATTTTACAAATAATCTTGGCGTCTTCGTAACCAATTGATTCTAAGAGTTTGATGAAAGACATTTCCTTTTGAATCAAATCGAGTTTAGCGTTTTTTGTACACTTCGCGAGTTTCATCATATGGTTATCAACAACTTCAACCTCTTCATGGAGGTGCTCAAAGGGAGGTTCACCAGATGGAAATGGAAATGAAATAATATCAGAAAAGTTACCTTGAAGAATTGTTCGTAAGACAAAGTCTTCGTGTTCCTTAAGGTTCTTAACGATAGTGCGTTCTTGTTTAGCTTCGTGAATTGCGTCTAGTTTTTGTTTTAGTGTTTTCATAATATTAAAAAAAGTCTGATAGTTGACCAAGTAATTTTTGACAGCGCTTTGATATAAGATAATTCATCATTCGATTTACGTTTGGCTTTTTAGCTTCAAGCTTTTCATCAATTTCATAATTAATTTGTTCTTTAAGTTCAATCGGAATAAATGACAAATCAATCATTCGCTGATTACGATAAAAGTTTCGCAGATGAATCTCATTATCAAAATACGGTGTACCCGTATTTATCCATGACTCACACAGTTCATCTAATCTTTTTTTACGAAGAGGCGATTGACGTTTGCCTTCCGTTATAAATGTATCATCGTCAGATAATACGTTTGGAACGCCATCACTACTATCACCCCGTAGAATATGCTCTAAAAGATATCGATGAGGATCTTCCTCTTTCATCATCTTTCGGGTGTATACTGAATACTGTTTAACATTTGGATTTTGCTGAAGTTGCAAAAAATCTTTATCCGCTGAAACAATAAGAATATTTTCATTGGAGTATCTTTCTACTAAAGTGGCAATAACATCATCTGCCTCAGCCTTTGGTGTATTGATCAGTGTGAATGGAGTATATTCATTTATTTCTTGTTTTATTTCATCAAGCCAAGAATACACCTGAGACCAATCAATTTTTGATTCATCTCTTTTTGTAGAACGAGCAGCTTTATACTCGGGATAAACGTCTTTACGCCAAGAGGATGAATCACACGCAATAAAAACGTTTTTACCGTATTCATTTTTAAACTTCGTGTAATGCATCCTCAAAGAATTTAACGTTATATGCCTAAGCACACCTTGGTTCAATTCTTCATCGGGCTCTAGTGCAAATATATTAGGTACTACAATACCGGAAAAGTCAAATATAATCATGTATCTATTATAATCAGTTTATAGTTATATGTAAACCGTTAATTTACTTGTCTTCATCTGTCATTTTGTAAATGCTAAGCAATACAAAAAATGAAACAGCAAAAAGACCGGTCGCAAATATAAAAGGAAGGGGCAAAATAATCATTATTCGTTCTCCGCGTTTTCGTTATCTTTAAATAAATCTATCGTTGCAACAATCACACCACACAACATTCCAATTGAAACAAGCCAAAAGAAAATTTCACCAACTATTTTAAATGTATTCATAATCTATATCCTATATATCTGATTCGAAAATTGGTTGAGCACATACTTCTCGTAAAAGAACAGTTTCTTTTTTACGCATAGCCATTTCATAGACGTTTTGATCTAGCGCGGTCTTACACTCCCTAAGTGAAGTGACGACATACGTTGAATCCTTTGTTAGCGAGTGAATCAATACTTTTACAATTTTATTCATAATGATGAGTTAGGTTTTGATACGACATGTACTCCACTGCCCATGCCGAAGTTAGGTGTGTATTTACGAGAATCGTTAAAGGTTTCTTCAGACATCACTTCAATAGTAGGAGCAGTCTTGTGCTCATAGATCATTCTGCCCTTTACCTTTTTAACAGGCGCGCGCATTGCACAGGGCGTGCAGATTCGTGTTTTTGGTAATACGGATAGACGTTCAGGACTAATCACTCTTGAGCAATTCATACATTTCATACAATAAGATCCAGTTTTTGGTTAGAGGAGAGGTAATCATTAGCAGCATCTACAATGAGCTTGGTCTTAAGGTTTGATCGAACTTTACGATTTTCAATATACGATAGCCTTGCCTTAATCTTCGAAACTTGATCGTAGATTACGATAGCAATCAATGACGAGATAAGTAAAATATGCATGATACTCTCCTTACGAAATAAGAGGTTCAATAATTACTTCGCCAGACGAAAGCTTAACAACTTCAATAACGTCAGGGGATGGTTCTTGGGCATTCATAGGATTTCCTTTGGTTGGTTTGTTTCTATTGTTTGCCACAGACTCATTATAAACCATGCTGCCCCTCTTTGTAAATAAGAACTGAGCAGAAAGTGATTGGTGTTGTCTTACGCAAGACACTAATGCGCATTAACTTACACATACTGTGACAAATTGTCACAGTTTTTTTTCTAGGACCATGATACGCAGTCCATAAATAATTCAGAATCTATCACAAAAACAAGATGGATTCTTGAGTTTTATAAATATGATTCATGTTTACATATTGGCTTTAGCCAATGAATCAATATTACTTAATTCCTAAATGCCTTCTATTAATTCGTCCACCAACATAGGCATTATAATATTCATTTGGTTTTAATAAAACATCAAATTCAAGTTGATACTTCATTTCATAATAAGACATTTCACCAAGTGATTTGCATAGCTTAAGGATTCGTCTATCAAATCTATCAAGCGAATTTTCTTCCACTAATTGTTTAACTTCTTCTGATGATCCACAATAAGTTTTCCAATCAGATTCATCAATCTTGACTCTTCTATTTTTCTTACCCTTTAGTGGTGGCAATCTTCTTTTAGTCCAAAACTTTTTCTTACCAATGTATTTTTTGCCATTATCCTTGTCTTCTACCTCATAAACAAACCCAACGTAATTCTTTAAGAATTCTTCATTTGGTTCAAAGGGTTCGTTGTTGTAACTCCACATAAATTTATTTATATCTTCTTTCTTGAGTTTTTTCAGCAATGTCTAATCTCTCGCAGTCTTCTTTAATATTTGGATTGTGGTCTTTCCAGTATGAATAGTGTCCGAATCGAAAATGACAGGGTTTGCAAAGAGTGATCAGATTGTATGGATCGACACGAAGAGATTCATCAATGTGCCAAGGAATCACATGGTGTACTTCAAGTTGTTTCTCACGCCCGCACGCCTGACAATATGGTTCTTGTTCGATGTGTCGATTCCTGGCGTTTCTCCAGTCAGATCCTCTTGAGAGTGCCTTTACGGAGTCTTTGATGGTGAGTTTCATCATCAGTCCCTTCTTGTGAAGTAGTAGATTGTCATTACTCTTCTCTTGCTGATCTGATAATCATAACCAGCTTTGGTTGAGTATTTCTTCACCAAGCGATCATACAACCTTTCACGGGACACATCATCCTTGTTTTCTTTTTGAGCATTGAACTCAACAAATTTCGGTTTTCTATCTTTGAGGAACCAGAAGATTACATCCAAAATAGTTGCAAAGGTTCGGAATTCGTCACCTCTACCCGATCTCTCATAACCCCATGCACCTTCAAAAGCGATGTTCCAACTCAATTCATCATCTTTTGATGACTTATGAGAAATGAATGTAACATCAATACGATCCTTCGAACCATTGACAAAGGACGCCTTTAAGAAATCCTTTTGGTCTTGAACGATTTTCCAAGGATATGGTTTATCCAATGCTTCAGTCAAAACACCTTCGACTGTTTCCTGTAATGGGTCTTTAGTTTTGAATGGGTTCATGCAAGCGAGGATGCAAAGTATTCTTTAGGACTTCTTTGATGCAAAGTATTCTTTAGGACTTACTTTAGATTTTACATAATCGTTTAACTCTGGATCATATATTTCTCCTCTTTCCCAAGTACCACCTTCCCAAATACCATCTTTCCAAAGACCATCTTTCCAAGTGCCATTTTCCCAAGTACCCTTTTCCCAAGTACCACCTTCCCAAGTACCATCTTCCCAAATACCACTTCTCCACATACCAGATCCCCAAACACCAGATTTCCAAGTACCACCTTTCCAAGTACCACCTTTCCAAAGACCATCTTTCCAAGTGCCGTATTCCCAAGTACTGCCCAAGTTGCCTTCCCAAGTACCATCTTCCCAAATACCACTTCTCCAAGTACCATTTTTCCATGTACCCTTTTTCCAAATACCATTTTCCCAAGCACCATTTTCCCAAATACCATCTTGCCAAGTACCACTTTGCCAAAGACCATTATTCCAAGTACCACTTCGCCAAAGACCACTTCTCCAAGTACCATTTTTCCATGTACCCTTTTCCCAAATACCACCAGACCGAAAACCGGCTTTCCAAGTGCCTCCTACCCAGGTTCCTTTTTCCCAAGTACCGTATTCCCACACACCATCTTCCCAAGTACCATCTTGCCAAGTTCCTTTTTTCCAAGTACCATTTTCCCAACCACCGCCTTGCCAGGTACCATTTTCCCATGTACCCTTTTCCCAAAGACCGCTTTCCCACTTTCCACCTTCCCAAGTACCATTATTCCAAAGACCATCTTTCCAAATACCAATTTTCCACACACCATTTTCCCAAGTACCATTTTCCCAAATACCATCTTTCCAAGTACCATTTTTCCAAGTACCGTATTCCCACACACCATCTTTCCAAGTGCCACCGCTCCAAGTACCATCTTGCCAAAGACCGCCAGACCAATCGTCACCACCATTCACATCAATATCTAAATCGATTCTTGATAGTTTTGGAACCTTTTCAGAATTATCATCATCAACAGAAACAC